AAGAACAAATGCAGTTATGTTCTCGCTATTAGCTGGAGTAATCGGTTGATTGTACCAATTGGCCCATGTAGGCTTCTTAGTAGTTGCCGCGTTATAGAAGATACCATTCAACACACCGATAGTTGATGTAGTAATTGATGCTTGTGCTGATATAAGATATCCATTGACGATCCTTACGGATGATCCTTGGAATAAATCAGCATTGTAAGCTGCTTCTATAAAGTATTTACCTTGGCCCTGAGTCGAAGGTGTTGAACCTAACGTTCCTGCAGGAATTAAACCAAAGCCGGCTGTATTAGTGTTTGCCATAATACATACTCCATATAATTGTTTATAGTTTTACCTATAAACGGGGTTAATTTAATTCGTTGGTTTGAGAATTGTTAAAAAATTAACTTTTCTTTGTACCACCGAAGGTTACACGTGTCTGTCGATCAACATTGATCGGCATACTTGGGTGCTGTTCCCTCATGAGATCGTTTTCTACTGCTTCGTCACGAGCTTCAGTTTGTTTTTTGAAGTATTCGTCACGTTGCTTCGCGAGCTCTTCCGGTATCCTAGCCAGCAATAGGCCACCTACTCCAATCACTCCAGCGTATTTTCCGTCTTTGACAACAGGATAATCCGAATCTTGGTACTCGTCTGACCTAACTAATTCCCATCCAGATCTTAATTTACCTGAGATGTTTTTAGTGTCATCAAAGCCAACACTTTCGGCTCTTATCCATCTGTGCCTAAAACCTTTAGGCGCTGGTGGTGCATCTAGAGAAGATGGTGGAACCCATACTTTTGGTCTTTCAGATTTAGACCTAGTTTGGTTCGCACGAGGGGTTGTTTTAGTTGTTTTTTCCATATGCTTTTACGCCTCCTTCGTGAGTTTTAATTGTTTCGCATACTCTTCAAGTGGCACACCTAATTTTTTAGCAATTGCTACCTGTGAAGGTGTGAGTCTTACAGTTTTGCGCCCTGGTTTTACACTTCTATTAGCCGAAGCAACTGTCTGAACAGGTGCGGACGTATTAACACTACCACCTTTATCAAATTTATGGGGAAAGTCAAGCTTTATTCTTCGATCAACTTCCTTATAATATTCATTTGATTTAGGATCAAAACCCTCTTTTTCCACTAGATCTTTATGGATTTCGAATGCTGTAAACGTCATTGCTCGGTCTTGACCGAACCATCTGTTTCTAGCAGCCCAATCCTCAGCTCTTGGGTCAGGATCTGGTAACTCATTAGGAGTTCTCCGTGGTAAGTATTGTTCATCAGATAATTGAGGTTTTTGTTTTGGTTCCTCAACTTCTGGTGCATTCTCTTTTGCTTGTTGAAGTTTTGCATTTTCAAAAGCAAGAGAAGCTATTCTTTTATTAGCTTCAACTTGAGATTCAGCATTTCCACTTTCAATAGCTGCAGCTAATTCTTTTTGCGCTGCTTCCATTCCAGTTTTAACACTTTCTTCAAGTTTTTTATTATAAACAGAATCTCTTTTTACAAATTGAGATTCCATTTCTTTTCGCTTATGTTCTACAGCTCGAGCATAATCTAAAGCCGCTGCTTCTCTACGTTCTGCTTCACGCATTTTACGTGTCAATTTAGAGATACGACTTTGAACTCCTTTGCTATAGTCTTCTAGTTCCGAGTCTTTTTGCGATTTTTCTTGTTCGCTTTTTTGAACATCATCGCTGACATCAGATTTCTCAGATGTGTCATCGGCGCTAGTATCGTTTTGAGTAGTTTCTTCATTAGATTGTTCCTCCTTAATGTCTACTATTTCTTGGTCCTTTGTTTCTGCAACATCAACCTCGGCTCCTGGGCCTGACGTATCAATGTCGACTAGTTTTTCACTAGATTTGTCTTCATTTGGCATAGTTTCTCCTTCTATGGTTAGATTTCATGCAAGATATCCTCCGGATTCTTGACGGTCGCTAAAATTTCGTCATCATTTAGCAGACGAACTTCCCCACCTTCGATTTTGATTCTGGATCCTGCATAACGTGCAAATAAAACCCAGTCTCCTTTTTTACACCATGGTCCTTCTGGAAATTTCTCTTTGTCATATGCTTGGCTTCCCAATGCCAATACGTTTCCACAAGTTGATGCAATTGACGCTCTCTCTACAGCTGAATCAGAATAAATGATTCCTCCTTTACTCTTTTTAGATGCTTCGAAAGGTAATACTAAAATTCTCCATCCACTAGGAAGTGGAAGTTTATCCAACTCCTTAGTAATGTCTTTTTGCTTTTCTTTTAATTGTTTTTTATCTTCTTTGTATTGATCTAATAATGCTGTTTTATGCTTTGGGTTTTCGACTGATGTCGATAACGGTTCCTGTGTGCTCATCTTTTTGCTCCTTGTCGTTTAGCAGGTTAGAGATATCCTGTCGTACTAATTCTAATGCGTTAATTTGACCTATAACATACCTGTATTGCTCGAAATTGTCAACGTTTCCAGATGTGACACTTACAGCTAATTGCTGTATTCTAGCTTCTACATTTTTTGATACTTTATAAAGTATCTGTAAGGGATCTTGCATTATTACTTGCTTCTTTTTTTAGCCATTTTTTTAAAAGTTTTGGCTAATGCTTTAGCACGACCAGTACATCCTGGTTTAGTGATTGGAGTACACTTTCCTTTAGTGCCTCTTTTTTTTATTGATTTATTAACGTCTTGAATCCAATCCTTTGACATTACTTTTTCAATTCTTTTACTATTCTTCTTTTTTCGTCTTTTAAGTTTCTTTTACCTTTTGAAGTTCCTGCTCTTTCAGCATCAACTCTTCCAAGTTCTTCTAATCTGTTTTCTCTTTTAGTATTAGTTCTTCCACCATCTCTAAATTTTGGTTTATTTGGAGATCCTGGATTAGATGGGTGAGAAGGTAAAAAAGGTTTTTGACCTGTTATTCTTATAGCTTTACCAGTTCCTCTTTTTTGAATTCCGTATTTTGACATTATTGTACTTTTCCACAACTAGGGCAAATGTAAGCTTGTTTTATATCTATACATTCACAATCGTGATTAACTTGTTTTTTAGGTATAAAAAATGATAAAATTTTTTTAATAAATTTCATTATTTATCCATTGTTTTGACAGCAGAATAAGCTCTTTTGCCAGATGCTTTTTCCATACCTTTAGATTCATCTCTTCTAGCTTTAAAGCTTTGAGATTTTTTTCCTCTTCTTGCTCCTAAAGATTCGTCAAGTCTATCATTGTAGCCTTGTTTTTTACCTTTAGATACAGAGCCGCCAGATTTAAATCTAGGTGGAGTCCATCTTGTGCCATAATCGTTTCTCATATTTTCTCCTTATATTATAATTAACAACCTTTGTCTACTTCTTTCTTTTGTTCTTTAGTTTTCTTAAGTATTCTTCAGTTTTTTTTCTACCTAGAGTAGGTTTAACACTTCTAATAGGTTTTATTGGCTTTTTCATTACTTCTTTCCTACTCCATTACGGAATATTTGTGTTCCTTTTATACCATATATACTCGCAACCACAAGAATCCACAAATTTGTAAACCATGAAGGTAGAGACGCGAAATGATTAAAGAACACATTTACCTTGTCCATAGCTGTTGGATCGTCACTCACAACCGCCCAAGCCAGCACCGCGATTGGCGCCGACAAAATAATCAAAACCGCCTCGTCCTTCCAGTCGGACTGTCGGGCTTCTAAAAGCTTACCTTGGTAAGCTTCCTTGCCTTCAGCCATTCTAGATGCGTGCATTAACTGCGCGTCAGACATGGCCATTTTAGTTTTTTGTTTATTAGCGTAAATCTTACTTCCAGCAGAGACGGCTAATTTAATTGCCTGAAACCACATACTAGTACCACTTTACAGTAGATCTTTTTTCTGCAAGCATTCTCTTTTGTCCATTTACTTTATTAGTAGTTGGAATGCCTTCAGGAATTTTAACTTCAACACCACCTTTTGGATATCCATCTTTATTGATGAATCTCTTGTGGTCAATTCCTTGTGCAGCACTTTTATCATTGCTTTTTGCCATTATTGCTCCTAACTTTTTGGTCCTTTTAATACTCTCACATCTTTAGCTTTCATACCAGCAATATCTTTTCTATTTTTATCACCCATTTGCTGTTTTACTAAAGATGTATCAGCTCGTAGTATAGCTAAATCTTCATTTTGTTCAAGCTTCTCCTCGTGGATATCTTTGTTTTGAACCAATTTAGCTCTATCTATTTCGCCTCTTTGCTTCATTTCTTCGTCTTTTCTTGTAGTATCCATAGCTTTTAAGTCTACTTCTCTTGATTTAATCTTTAATAATGGATCATGGTCGAATTGAGAAGTAATAGTTTTCTCTTCTTCCATAAACTCATTCATCATCTCAGCAATTAATATAGCTTTTCTAGCTTCTATCTTTTGAGTAAGTTGTTGCACTTGTTGTTGAATTTGTGGATTCATAGGTGCGGCTTGTTGCATCTGTGCTAACATTTGAAACTCTTGAGGAAATTCCATTTGTACTTGTTCTTGAGACATTATACTAATGTGCTCTAATATGTTTTTTTCTAAAGCAGCCATGATAGGTGGATTATTTCTAACCATGTTCATAGCCATAAAATGTAAGTGTGAAGTTATATGTGCTCTGTGATCTTGACCTGGATATGCTTGAAAAGGTTTACCAGATATTGCATCAATGTTTTCTAATGCAGGGTCTTTTGGAATTTTAGGTGCTGGTGGTGGTAAAATTTGATCTATATCTTTTACTCCCATCGCTTCATACATTTTTCTATATGACATATATAAATCATGCATTTGTGGTTGCGACATTGCTAATTGTAATTCTGTTTGTGCTAATGTAACACGTTGTTGCATTGAAAATATATTGGGATCAGCAACAGGTAAAATATCTACTCTATCATCAAAATCTTGTACTTTAACAGTTCTTGCAGCGCCTACGACATCGTAAGGATATTCAGGTGGCAGATATGTAGCAAATACTTTTGCAAGTAATTTAAACTCACTTTTAAGTGCAACATATAGCCTTTTATGGATTGCTGACATCACTCTAGAACCACGTTCTAATAGAGCGACAGTCGTTCCAACAGCTGCTTGTTGGTTGCCTTCACCGACCTGCATATCAGCAATCGAGGCAAACCTCTGACCTGCCTGAACCACAATCCCCATTAATTGTAATAATGTAGGTGATGGTTCTTTGTATGGTAGATTAAAAAATGAATCTTTTAAACTTCCACCTGGAGCGTCAACATCTTTCCACTCTCCTGGTTGTAATGGTTGTGCTTCATCTCTGATACGTACGCCTCGTTGCTTAAATCCTGCCGGTAAATTTGATAGTGTCCCTGCATCTAATAATTGACGGAGAGCCGCAGTTGCAGTACGACTCAATCCGCCAATCATGTGAATGAGTCCAAAACCGTAAAATCCGAGTCCTGGCAGAAACTTAAAGTGGACAAAATATTGGATTTTCTTTTTGTTTGGATCATTGGGTGCAAAGTTCCTTCTAATAGAAAGAACTGTTCTACTACCTTCCTCGATTGTAACGATGTAAGGTAATTTTATTCCTGTTGGTTCTCCATCTTCACCAACTTCTTCGAAACCTTCTAAATCTAAATTTACATGGCATTCAAGTAATGTATAAACATCTTCTTGCTTACCAACTTTTTTAGTTCCAGCTAGTTCCTTTTCTTTTTCTTCAACTTTATCTTCAATGATTGCAGGTTTTCCTAAATCAATATCTCGATAAAATCCGGAAACTTGTTGTTTTCTTAATTCGTTTTCTGGTAATTTTAAAACATGAATAATGGCTTCCGCATCATCTAATGAGGTTGCTGAATACGGAACCACTAAATCATCCGCTTGAACGAACTTTGATACAGCTCGTTGAAGTAAATCGTCATAATAAACTTTTTTAAATGTAGAACCTGATAATGGTAAATGAAATAACATTTGATCGAACTCTGGCTCGTATTCTTCCATTTGATCCATTAACTGATAGTTCATGAAATTTTTAACTCTTTGTGATTGTTGTTCTTTAGGTGGAGTTGATAAACCCATAACTTGAGTTCTTACAGGTCCATCTGATGGTAATAATTCTTTATAAGCCATAGCTTGAAACTGTGTAACAGCTTCAGCTAAAACTGGGTGTGTCGCACCACTTGCTCCTTGGAAAGGTTCTGTTCTAACTCTGTATTTAAATCCTAAAAGATCTAGTCCTTTAATGTAAGTATCTTCCCATTCTTTTCTGGACATTTTATAGTCCGTGTAATTTGCCTGCATCTCTGATCCAATTGGATTTAAGACATCATCGGGAAGTAAGTCTGCTAAATTATCAAAATGTTCTTCAGTTCCGGGGACCTTGATTCCTGAATCAGGATCAAAGTTTATTTCCATTCCCCCATCAGGAAGCTCGGTTGCTTCAACGTTGTCTGATTCTACTAATTTTGTCTCGTCCGATACTTCTATGTCCATGTCTGGTGCAACAACAGAGGGTAGATCTGTATTCGGGAGATTCTTATCAATTTCTGCCATTAATAACTCCTGGACGTATTATACCATCATACACGTTAGATTGCAACCCTTGTGGCATAGGTCCTTTTTCAGGTGGAACAGTTTTAGTTAAACCACCTTGATAGAACATGGGTCTTTGTAAAGGGTGTAAATTAGCGGGTGAAACAGGAGGTCCTCCTGCATCTAAACCAATTCTTCCGCCTTCGGCTTTTTCAACTCCATAAAAAGTGTCAAAAAAATCTTCTACGTCTGGATTATGATGCTGACCATAGTCATCGGTAATATCAGTATGATATTCCTCTTTTTTTCGAGTAGACCATTTATCAGTTTTTTCTTTAAATTTTTTATATTTTTCTGCTCCTTCTGCTGTTCCTTTATACATAGGATCATTTTTAAATCTGTTTAATATATCATCAACACTCCATCCACCCATATCAGGTATATGTTCAAATTTTACTTTATGACCCGCTTTTTGTAAGGCCTCTAATATGTATGATGAATCCTCAGGAAGAATATCGTCATAAAAGTCAACGGACTTTGGTAAATGTTTTTTCTGTCCCGTTGCTAACTTTTTCAAAGTGTCTTCTGGATATCTACGAGTTGCTCTTACATCTTTCATAATACCAACCAAAGTTTTTTGAGCAGCTTTGGATAAACCTTCAACATCAAAAGCACCGCCCCATTTACCAGTGGCTACTGGACCCGCGTCTGTCATTACATCGCTATCATCAATAAATGTTCTTAATCTCATTACTACATCGTGACTAGGTTTAACTTTAGTTGCTGCCTTAAACACACTTCCAAGTCCAAGTGTTTTTAATGCCACCATTAAACCACCAGTCCCTACCATGGTATTAAAATCTCTACGACTTTGTCCAGAGTCCGTTAATTTTTCATCTACTAATTTATTTAAAGTTTTTCCATCTTTTACCTTACCCATTGCTTTACTAGCTTTATTTAATAAAAATTGTCCTGCTTTAAATGCGCCACCGGTTGGTACTGCTATTTCAGTTCCAAGACCTAAAATATTTCCAACTGTTTGAGCATCGTCCGGTCTTTTTTCTCCCATGCCTTCAACCAAGGATGTTAGTCCAACATTCTCGGACCATGAACCGGGAGTAATGTTTTCTAATGCCTCCCCAAACATTTCTTTTTTAGGGGGTTGTTGAAGCAACTTACTTCCTAATTCTCCTGCTGCTAAAGGAAGTTTAGATAAAGTTTCAGCAGAATTAACCAGTCCTTGTAAAGCTTTACCACCGTAATAAGGCCAGCTACGCGCATCTACCATATCACCGACTCTGCTCATAATTCCTTTACCTTCTTTAAAACCAACACGTCCGCCTTTAGCTTTCCCTGGTCCGTGGTTCATATAATCATTCCATCCTATAGGACCGTTCATATATTCATCTAAAGTAATTACACCTTGATCATCATAACCACTACTAAAAAAATAATCTCTCATCCATGCTTGACTAGGCGTGTCTCCTTCTGCAAGACCAATTCTGCCGCCTTCAGCTTTTCTTGGAAAATATATATCTGCAAATTCGATTATCGTCATACCACTTCCTTCTTCTCCCCCTACTTCTGGAGAAAAAAATTTATCTTGAACCATTTTCCAATAATCTTTATAGCCTGTACCACCTCCACCTTGGTACCCGGATCGCGTTTCTCCGAGCATACCAGCTAAACCGCCTTCTGCGTGTTTAGTAGAATGCTTACTATATTTTTCTGCAAATATTTCCTCTATATCTTTTTTTATTTGTTCATCACTGGGAAATTGATATGGTTCTGTTTTTTCCACTTTTGGTTTTGGTTTTGGTGGTTTAACTATTTTTTCTAAAAAATCTCTTTTTCCTTGATTGAATTTACCGCTTGATAATTGTTTTATAATAAAACCTAATCCTGATCTTAAGACTGAAGATGGTATAGGAGGTGGTTTACCCCATTCATCTTCTTCCATTTTTATAGAATTTTTATAGTCTTGCCACATTTGTGCAAAACCTTCTTTAGGAGACATGTTGTTGTATCTTGTTGCCCAGTCAAATTCATTAAACTTATCTTGGAAATATAAATCACTTCCAGTAAATCCGCCTTCATCAAATTTTTTAGGAGGATATCTTTCATAGTCTCCTTCATTTAAATATAAATTTTCATCATCAATGGCGCTTGTCCAATCTTCAGAAATAGTGCCAGTAAATCTTTTTAAAAAATTGTCTCTTTCTTCTTTGGTAATAGCTTCTTTTTCAACGCCTTCATTTAAAGTATTTGACATTAATTGAAGATATGTTTTAGGTCCAACTCCACCCTTTATTTCTCTTAAAAAATCTAATTTTTCTTCAAAGTTATAAGGTTTAGGTTGTGGAAGTATTACACCTCCTCCTTCTCCTAATAATTGGGCAATACCACCCTCTGCTTTAAGATTAGGTGGCTTCTTTCTATAAATTCTAACAAGATCATCAAACTTAACTGTCTTACCTTCTTTTTGCATTTGTTTAATAATCCGATCTCCAATGTTCACAACTTGAGGACCTTTTGATTTCATTCCTTCAATAATTTGTTTAGATTTATCTATTTGAAGTTTAGGTTTAACAATTTCTTTAGGAACAACTTTAGGTTTAAATGTTTTAAAATTTGTTTTAAGATCTTGAGCTTTTTTAAGTAGAGCAGGAAAATTTTTTTCAATAATAGGTTTACCTGCTTTTGAAGCTTCTTGCCATGCTTTATTTAAATATTTTTGCAAAACTTTATTTTTTAAGCCTTGCTTGGCAACCCACATTAAAAATTGTGTATATCCCATTAATAATAATCCCTTTTAACCAATTCACGTTTTTCTTCGACATAATCTTCAGGGTGTGCAACAAATCCTCCTTGTCGAAAACGCATTACCGCTTGAGTCATGCTGTCGACTAAATCGTCATGATCTCCGTGCGGGAATGCAGCACATTCCTCGATAACCTCTTCAGCAAATTTTTGTTCAGGTGCCCAAATCATTCCTGACTCAAATAAAGGTGCTACTGAGTTTACTCTAGCATGTTTATCATTTCCTTTGCTCGGTGTAAAGTTAACTACTGGGATATCCATCTTTCTAAGCTCATATGTAAGTGGTAGACCTGATGCCTTAGCTTCGACTAAAACTGTTTCGGGTTCCCAGTACTTATATTGCTCTAAAGCCTTTCTTCTTAGTTCTGGAAACTCATATCTGCCTTTTACAGCGTCTAAAAGCATTAATTGCGCTCCTTGGTCTTCAGATGGGTAAAATACACCCCAAGTAGTGATTGCAGAGTAGTCTGCAGTCTCAGATTTCAAAAATGCGGTGTCATATGACTGAATTACGTGTTGAAGTGGCGGAATGTACTTAGATTTCCATGGTCTCCACCATTCTCGCTTAATTATTGCTCCTTCTTCCGAAGTTGGCTTCTGCATCCACTGTGCATTCCACTTTTGAACCGGTAAAGTTGCTTTTACTTTCTCTAATTCGTCTAATTTCCAATATTCTGGCCAAACCGGAGTTCCGTGGTCCAAGATTGCTGGAAATTCAACCACTTCCCAGTGATCACCTTTCACTTCTTTCTGGTTATTAAGTAAAATTCCAGTTAAATCTTTAGTTGACCAACGTGTCATTACTAAAACGATTTTTCCACCTGGTTGTAAACGTTGTCGAGGACCAGATGTGTACCATTCGTACGCATTTTCCATAGCGTTAGGGCTTAATGCGTCTTGTTCCGAGTGTGGATCGTCAATAATCAGCAAATCCGCACCACGACCTGTTATTGCTCCACCAACACCAGCTGCAAAGTACTCTCCACCTTGGGACGTTTCCCATCTTCCTGCTGCTTTTGAGTCTTCTTGTAGGGTTGTTTTAAAAATTTTTGCGTATTCTTCACTATCAATTAGGTGCTTTGCCTTACGACCAAACCTAATGGCCAATTCTCCTGTGTGCGTTGCTTGAATTATCTTTAATTTTGGTTGACGGCCCACCATCCACGCTGGTAGCAAGAAGGATGCAAACTCAGACTTCGTGTGTCTGGGCGGCATATTGACGATTAAACGGGTAATTTTCCCCGAAGCAAGGTCATTGAACTTTTTTGCAATATGTCTGTGGTGTGCGCCTTCAATGAATTCAGGCCATACAGTCTTAACAAAGCTTAAAAAGTCATGTTGTGCTTTATTCTGTATCTTTTTTTCAGCATGCATAACCCTCAGTTGTTTAAACTGTTTTCTAACGTCTGAAGGGAGTTTGCTAATATCTACTTGATTCAAATTCATACAAAATTTTATAAAATTTTTCGCACTTTCTTTTTAAGTGAAAATGTTTTTAGCACGATTGACTGTCTAAATCAAGGTTTAAAGGGAAAAGTAATGGGACCCCTTTTAAAAAAAGGTGGATGGGGTCTTTCCTTTCAAAAAAATTTGAGATTGGTTTTGGGTCCTACTGCGACATTTTGTCACAGTGGTGTGATGTCGCGCGGAGCGCGGTGCGACATTTTGTCGCACCTAAATAAGTGAGTAAATACGCGCGAAGCGCGCGCCGCGACACTTTGTCACATTGACAAAGTGCTGCGACATTTTGTCACATTGACAATTATTTACTTGACATAAAGAAATCAACAGCTTTTTGTGATTGTGCTGTTGCTCCAGTTAAAAATGTATAATCATTTTGTAAACATTGTATCCAGCTATTTAAATATTTAGCATGATTGTCTCTAATTGTTTTAGTAAAATTAAATTCATGGCTAAATAAAATACTTCCAATTTCAGCAATCAATTCTTCATAAGCATAAGACTTTTTATTATCATCAAACTTATTTTTTCTATTTAATCTTTTTTCATGAAGTGTTGAATGTGTTAACTCATGAAATAAAGTTGAATAATAATGAACAGTTGCATCAGATTCTTTAGTGTCTTTGAAATTAGATTTCAATTCCATATTAATTAAATCCTTAGCTGGTGAATAATAACAACCTTTACCATCACTATGTGTAATTTCAACTTCAGTAGCTTTTATAAAATTATCAATCTCAGTAATAGAGTATTGTTTACCAGTTTTAAATTCAGCTGGTGAAAAATTTGCATCAGTTAAATCAACTTGATCAATATTAAACACTTTAGAATAATTTAAAATGCAACCAGCTTGAACTTTTTTTGAAGGGTCAATTTTTGAATCCTTCATAATTGGTCTATAAAATACAATTGGTGTTCCAGTTGTGCCTTTTTTAACTTGTGCATTTAAACTAGCCCACTGTTTGTAAGATGCAAAAATTGGTTGTGAATATTCTTTTTGCTGAGTTTCATAATTAAGCATTAAAAAATTAATGCCTTTATATCTTTTATTAGTTGAAGCATTTACTGGCATTGAATTTCTTTTAAATATACAATCCCAGTTTGTGCCATTTTTAATCATCGCTTGAGCCAAATTTCCAGCGAAGTCTTCTAAGTATTTTTTTGTTTTTGACATTTTTTTTCTCCTGTATTAAATTAGTGTAATTATACCAAAATTCAAATAAAAAGTAAAATCACATTATGTTACAGAATATTACAGGGCATACAACCTATGATTGTGCTTGTAATATTTCGTAACATTTTGTGATTTGTAATTTCTTATCAGTATGATAATATTAGATATTATGTTAAAATATATAAAACAAATAAACAAAGCATTAAAAATAGGAGATGAATTTACTATTTATTATGCGCCTACATATACTAAAGATGGTCAAGAACAAACTTCAGTATATAAACCATACCAATATGAAGTAAATTCTAGATTGGCAAAATGGGACGAAGGTTGTAAAATAAATAAAACTGGCTCATTGACATATTTTGATGTTGAAAAAAATTCACACAGGACAGCAATCCAAACATTACAACCTGTGAGAATTTATTTAAATAAACAAATGTATGTTTGGAAGGAAGTAAAATAATATGAATGAGTTATATTTTGTAATTAGAGTGTGGAATTTTCCACATAATAAAACTACACCAACTCAATATAATATAGTTAGTGATAATGCTTATAGTATGGATAAAGCAATGAATATTAAAATTGCACAGGATATTATGAACGCTAATGAAAATATTAGCTACCAAATCCAAAAAGTAAGTTTGATGGATTTAGGTAAAAGTAAAATAGCGAGTTAGTCAATAAGACATAATAACCCAGCGACAATTTGTCGCTGGGTTTTTTCTTTTTTTATTTTTGTACTTAAGCATCAAGCATCAAGCACCGAGCTTCAAGCTACCTAATTACTACAAATTTTCCTGCATCAGTATCTTTTTCAACTCTAATACAACCAATATTCTTTTTTTGATACCCACCACTATTATCTTTATCTTCTTCATAAGTTTCAAGTGATACTTTGTAGTCATCAGGGAATTTTTTCAATTCCCTGATTACATCTCTTACTTTCAACGACATAACCTATTTTCTCGGTAATGCTGGTAATTTTCTTTCCCAAGAAACACCAACCATTTTAAATAAGTTATCCAATGTATTCTTCAACTCGTCAGATACACTAGCTTCTTTGACCTTATCTTTAGCACTATTTTGTAATGCTTTTAGGAACGCTAATCGTTGTCCTTGAGGCGTGGTTTCAGCAAATTGTTCAGCTTGTTTTTCTGCCCACTTTTCTAGCTGACTAATACAATCATCAACAGAAATTTTTTCCTTATCATCTCTATCAAATTTATATTCTTTCGCTTTGTTGTATGCTACAATACTAGACGCTTTTGCATTGAAAAACATATACGCCTGTCTTGATGCCACTCGTTTTTCTTCTTCAGCTTTTTTAAGTCTTGCTATGACTTTATCAGCACCTATTGACTTGCTAAACTTGTCTACTCCTTTATCAAGTATTTTGTTTATTGTAGTCTTTAGTTTCAGTTCTTCTCTCTCTATTTCAGGTTCTAACAACTTATCTATTTTCTGCTCAAAGTGTTCTCGCTGATGTAGTTTGAGTTCCATACCTTTACTCATATAACCTTTCCTGTTTTTTGTTTATTTGTCCTATATTATATTAGAATACAGCTTAAAAGTCAAATGACAAATTGTCACATACCCTGCGACATATTGTCGCTGCGACATTATATTCCTTGACAGGTTTCTTGTAATATTTCGTAATATTATGTGATGTAGATTGCCATGATATTGCCACATTTCTCCTATATAATATGGGTATGGTAAAAAAACATAAATACCTAGATTGGACTACACTTAAGAAGCTGGTAGAAAAAGCCAAGCGACTTAAACTCAATCGTGGAAGTGAAATAGATGTGTGGAAATTAGATGCATCGAAATTGTTTCCAGTAGTATTAGCACTGCCCCTAGATGATGGTGAAATCTTTAGATGTCAGATAGTGGGAAAGGAAGATGGAAAGTTTTTCTTTCTGGATATTCTTCCAAAAGATATTAACAAAATAAAAAGTGTTAGTATCCCTGCTTAATTAAACAGAGTTCCAGGCCCGAAAGGGCCTGCGACAATTTGGCAAATAGCCAAGAAAGATGAAAGGTGATAATATAACAATTATGTTAGATAAATATAATAAATTGTTCAAGCAATTAGTTTCAGCTGGTTTGGTTTCTCCAAACGAAGCTGGCGCGAGATGGTTTGGGCAAATGGTGGCAAGGTTGCAAGCTGGTTTGATTTATCATAATCATACCCCTAAACCTTCCTTCAGAAAGGAAAACTCTAAAGTATGAATAAGAAAAAAATAAATACAGAAGAGTACGAAGCTGAAGTAGTTAGAAGAATGCGTGGGATAGAAGACGCAAGAGCTGAAAGAGAGCTCCGAGAATCCCAAGAAGAAAGAGCTTCAAGCTTTGCAAACAGTTTTGAAAGTGGCGAGCTAGTTAGCTAGTCTCTTTTAAAAAGGGTCAGGAGCGGTGGATGAGCATCCTTAACTGCTCCTGATCCCTGATCCATTGTGTTCTATAGCTAGACGTAATGATGTTGTACAAGTCGCAATGGATCTGGGATCAGTAGTGACAATTTGTCAGTTGACTTATATATGATTATCCTATATAATATTGCTGATCTTAAAAAAGGAGAAATGATTATGAGTAATGAATATGAGTTTAAAGTACATAATTTTTACAATTATACACTTGAAGAATTAAAACAATTAAAGAATGAATTTGAAGCGAGTGTTAGTAGTTTTGAAAGTATGTATGAAAGTGCTGTTCATTTTAAAGAGGCGTGTGCTGATTTAGATAAACTTTCAAAAGATGAGTGGTATAAGAAATATGTTAGTGAAGATGGCAATTACTGGGTTGAAGATGTTTCAATTTATGGTTTAGCCAAAGAACATTACAAGGATAAGAAATGACAAAAATAGACTACGAAAAAAAATATAAAAAACTAGAAAAAGCTGTGAAGAAATTTCTAGGTGGATACATCTGGCCTAACTGTGAGATGGCTGAAGATCAAGGCTATGGTATTGGTTACATGGATGACGACGACAAACCTGAACATGTTAGGCAAGTTGACAAAATCTATGAAATTATGATGTCTAAAAAATAATACTGATCCCTGATCCTATCAAGTGGATACACTTGTGCTGTCAATGGACCTTACAGCCGGTAGGATCTGGGATCAGCTGATCCCTGGTCATTGTCGGTGTACGTACACTAGCAGGCGCGCTTTATAGTCAATGACCTGGGATCAGTGAGAGGGTGTACTAATTCCGGACAGCCTCACTGGTCGCGGTCCTTTTTGTTTCGTCGTTGGACCAACATTAAGGACCGGCCTCAGGGGACAGGCTAAAGTCCTCAACTAGGGCAAGTAGAGGACTAATAATGTCGGAGAGTGAAATTCTCTCGCATACTTGAGTTGGTATGAAGCCCCATCTATGCGGTATTCAAGATACCAACTCTAGCCCTAAGCACCAAGCCACAAGC